CCCAAATGGGCCCCCGCCAGCGCTAATGTGGCAGGATTTATTTCTGCTGCAATCCATCAATGGAGGTTTGCGGGTGTATAAGTCGAACAGCGCCACAGCTACCCTGAAGTATCAACTTTGGGACGGCTCTGGCTATGTACCGACGGAGAAGGTCTATACGACCGAATCCATGTCAATGACCACGTTTAATCACTGGCCGTTGAACACCCGAATAGACGATGGCGGTATGTGGGATTTTCAAAAGTCCTACGACCGCTTCGAGAAATCGATCATCGTCCCTCCCCTTTTGAGTTTTAATAACAATAAAGGGGAGACCTTTCCCAATTTTCCGGGATACGTGAATGGCTATACTCTAGACATCACGCCCTCGACCTATCAGCTTTATGCTGATGGGGCGAGCGCTATCGCGAAGGTAGCGCCGGTTAATCCAGCGTTCGATATGGGCACCGCCATTGGCGAGCTCATGAACGATGGCCTTCCTATGGTAGTGGGAGCTTCTCAATTCCGGGACCGTGCGCTTAACGCACGCAGTGCTGGAGGCGAGTACCTGAATGTTGAATTCGGGTGGCTCCCGCTAGTTCGGGATATTCAAGGATTCGCTCACGCGGTCCGAGAGTCCCGTAACATCATCGATCAGTACCGAAAGGATTCTGATCAAAAGATCCGGCGAAGGTGGGCAGGCAAACCTCTCACCTCGACTAAGACGTTCCTCGAAGATGCCATGAATGGTGTCAACGGGGTTGGTCGAGGCAGGGCTTCGTACACTAGTGAAAAGTCGGTGCAAAAATGGTTCAGTGGTGCCTTTCGGTACCACGTGCCTGTTGCTACGACTACACTAGGCAAGATTAAGGAGTGGGGGAGCTATGCTGATCACCTCCTAGGTGTGAAGTTAACTCCCGAAACACTCTGGAATCTTGCACCCTGGTCTTGGGCCGCCGATTGGTTCAGTAATGCAGGGGATATTATGACTAATATCTCCAATCTGGGCCGTGACGGCATGGTGATGCAGTACGGGTACATTATGTACTCGAACGAGGTCAAGACTTCCGCCATCGGGTATTTCGATACCCTTAACGGTAAGATCCCGGCCTATAGGGAGTATGGCTCTATCAAACGAGTCAGACTCCCGGCATCGCCATATGGATTTGGCGTTAGCAGCTCCTCTTTATCAAAGAAGCAGCTCGCCGTCATTGCAGCTTTGGGTCTGTCAAGGACCTAAGGCTGGAACTTCCACGTGGGAGACTTAAATAACCTCCCTCTAATGAAAGGACTGCCTACATGGCATTCGCTGACCCTCAGTCCGTTACGATCAACGCGGTCGCGCAGTCGCTGCCCCGTGTTTCATCTGGGACATCGTCTGGCGTCTTCCAGAAGGACGACGCTACGGTCAAGCTCACCGTTTCCCACAACGTTGGGAAGGGTCGAGCTCGGCGTATGGTCCGCCTCGATCACTCGAAGATCGCTGCTGACGTCCTGCTTTCGGGCGTCAACGTTCGCCAGAACGGCTCGGTTTGGCTCGCTACGGATTTTCCGGAGCAGGGTTACACCGTCGCCGAGGCGAAGCAGATCGTGGACGCCCTTACGGCGTACCTGACTGCATCTTCGGGAGCCCGAGCCACCCAGCTTCTGGGTGGAGAAAACTAACAGTGGGGCGAGGAAGAAACCTCGCTCCTCTGTCTGGTCTCGGACGGCGCTTAATTCGTTGTGGCTTTGCTCTGGCTGCTTTTGCGGCCTGGCTTATGCCATTCTCCTCTTGGAGGTAGTTCGTACCTTGGGAGGACACGGATTAAGTTAGAGGGCTTTGTAGGCTACGGATAGCGACCCGAAAGGGCACTATGAAAAGCCTTATGGTCCTGTGGAAGCAGATAGCAGACGAGTCTGCTGTCTGGTGCCACACTAGCGCCACTCTCGACTACAAAAAGCTCGAGAGGCGTGTCGAACACGAGGGTGAGCAGTTTCTTACGCTCACTCTTCCCCAGTTCGGAAAAGACTTCGAAAGGAGTCTTGAACTAGGTAAGGTAGGTCCCGGCCAATTCGCTGGTTTCCAGCGGAGAGGTGGTCTCCCCCTGTTTTTAGGAGGTTTCCTGGACCGAGTGTTCGACCGTGGTACTGGAGTGTTGCTTCCCGAGCCTTGCATAGATTCCATCCGAGCGGTCAGACAGCTTACGCTGATGTTCGCGAAGATCGCACGGCCTTTTTCAGAGAAGAAGGTTGCGCGCGCTATGCAAAGCTACGTGGATGTAGATGCTGAAATCAAGAAGAGTGACGAAGTACTTTCTCCCGAGTTCCGCGAGGGATTCTCGAGAATGTCACTCCTCCTTTGGGGACCGGTTTGTAATGAGCTAGAGCGAGAGCTCGTGTTCAACGAACTACTCCCGAAGCATGGACCCGGATCCACCGCCGACAGGCTTCTTGGAAACAAGAAGTACCTGCAGCAAGAGTGGACTACCCGGCTCGAGGGCATATTTCCATTCCTGGACTATGTCCTCCCGAGTCCCTCCTATAAGGAAGAACTCGAGCATGTTGATTTCAGGGAGCCTGATGCGGAAAGACCCGTAAGGGTCATAGCCGTACCTAAAACGCAGAAAACCCCAAGAATCATTGCTATCGAGCCAACCTGCATGCAGTTTATGCAGCAGGCCATCTCGAAGCAATTGGTGCAGAAGCTCGAAAGTAAAATCCTCTTCAACGGCGTCAAACACCGTGTCGAGAACCCTGCTTTTAGCTTCGTCGGATTCCGAAGCCAGGACCCAAACAGGGAAATGGCCCGGATTGGGAGTCGTAAACAGACTCTTGCGACACTCGATATGAGTGAAGCATCCGATAGGGTTTCCAATCAGCACGTAAAGCTCCTTTGCAAATGGTGGCCGACGCTTAGCGCGGCTATCCAGGCGACGAGGAGCTTGAAGGCTGATGTGCTTGGTCACGGGATTATTCCTTTGGCCAAGTTCGCGTCTATGGGCTCCGCTCTGTGTTTTCCGGTCGAGGCGATGGTATTTACTACCATCGTCTTTATGGCCCTTGAAGCACAGGCCAACACCCAGTTTACCCTGAGTGACATTAAGTCATTTAGGGGCCAGGTGCGCGTGTACGGGGATGACATTGTCGTCCCCGTGCATTGTGTCGATCACGTGATTCCTTACCTTGAGGCCTTTGGTCTTAAGGTGAATAAGGACAAGTCCTTCTGGAATGGGAAATTCCGGGAGTCTTGCGGCGGAGATTATTACGATGGCGAATGGGTCACCCCTGTTCGCGTACGTACCGATCTACCGTCGTCGCGTGAGCGTGCCGAAGAGGTGATATCTACGGTGAGTCTACGCAACCAGTTGTACTTCGCTGGTTATTGGCAGACCTGTAGGTGGCTCGACGAAAGGCTGAGAAGCCTGCTGGGTGCGTACCCAGTTGTTGAACCGTCATCACCTGTGTTAGGTCGGCACTCCTTCCTGCCTTATCAGGAGGGAAGAGTGCACGGCGACTACCATTCACCCCTTGTGGAGGGATGGTATGTCCGCGTAAAGAAACGTCAGAGTGTTCTTGACGGGTCTCGAGCGCTAACTAAGTGGTTCCTGAAGGAAGGCGATCAGCCTATCTTCGACAAGGACCACTTAAGGTACGCAGGGCGTCCCCGCGCCGTCGGCATCAAGCGCGGGTGGAAGGCCCCGTACTAAGTACGGGGTTACATGGGGTGTAAGACGGGTGCGGCCTCTGCCGCCCCGCCCCTGCGTCCCGG